TCCTCCAGATATCGGAGGCTCCGCGTCCAGTTGACCATGGACTCGGCGTAACTGAGGGCCTGCTCGTCATTCAACTCAGCCATGGCCTACCTCCGGGTACTCTGGGACAGGATTTCGATCACGGGTGCGCCAAGGACCCCGGTTCGCGCCGAGATGCGCGGGCGGAGCCAGCGAGGATTCTCCAGGATGGCCTCCACGGCCCCGGTCGCCTTGCTCAAGGCATTCCCCTGCGGGTCGTTCAAGGTGAACCACTTGGCGATGCCGGTGCTGTAGGTCGCCGTGTTGCTGCCCTGGATGACGATGGTGACGCCCGAGACCCATGGGCCGCGCCAGATGACGGTCTTGTCCGGGTAATTCGGGGCGCTGAGGGGATTGCCGATGCTGCCGCTGGTGGGGGCGAGGGATGTGGCGAACGTCCAGGCGGTGCGGATGACCCCCTTCGCCACTGGGGTGGTCGAGCCGCTGACAGTGACGACGGCCATCAGCCAGCCTCCTTTTTGCAGTGCTGCTTGTGGGAACCCAGGTTCTTCAGCCCCGCCTTCCCGCAGTCCGGGCAGACCTTATCGCCGGTCCGCTTCTGCGGGCGGGATCGTGTCGTAGCGGATCGCCGACTCGCCGGGGGCGAAGCGGGCCGGGCTGGGGACGTCGCCGTCGCCTCCGAGATTGACGGCTCCTCCGGCAGGCGCACGCCAAGCTGCTGGCGGCGCTCCGGGGTCATCTTGCGGCAATCCTCCCAGAACCACGCCGGCGGGTTCTCCACGGGCTTCCCGTCCTCGTAGTAGATCCCCCCCGACTGGATGAAGATCCCCGGCTCCCCCTCCCGGGCCAGGGACGCCGTGGGCCGCACCCGCACCAGCCGGAACTCGCTGGTCCCCTTGATCTGCTCCGTCTCGTGGACTTGCTTGAGGTCCAGGCCCATGAACTGCCTCCTCTGGAATGAAGGGTTGCTTGGCGTAGCCGTAGAGCGGGCGTCGGACACTCTCGCCGACCTGCACGCCGCGATAGGCCCCCAAGAGGGTGGTGGTATGGGGAATGTGGAAGGTCATCCCGAAGTGCCGGGCCAGGCCCAAAAGGTAGGCCGCGCACTGGCCGCCCTCCTCGGCCCGGGTCTGGTTCGGGTAGTGGAAGTCGCAGCCGTACAGCCACATGGCCTTGACGCCGATCATCATGGCCCAGCCCAGGGCATAGGCCACGGTCGAGTTCAGGAAGTCATCCCCAAGGGCCTGGACAACCTCCTCGATGGGGAAGCGGACGGAGGTGGGGAATTCCGGGTAGGGCGTGCTAGTGATGATGGGTCCAGGGTGCTGGCGCAGGAAGTCGCCGTAGCTGGGAAGGTTCTGCGCCTGCGCCCGCAGGTCATCCATGACCCAGAGCTTGTTGTGGCGGTAGACGAAGCCGCCAAAGTTGACCGTCCAGATCTCATCCCAGTTGGTCTTACAGCCGTCCAGGCAGACCTGTTCCCCGTAGGCCAAGCGGGAGACGCCCAAGCCAATCAGGGCGACGGTCTTCGGGCGCGTCTTCAGGCAGTCGGCTGGGTGCATGGCGCTACCAGCCTAGTGCGGTGACGTAGAACGTCTGCGCGGCGGTGAGTATCTGCGTGGCCGCCAGTAAAGTCTGGACACCCGCACCTGGGACACCGCTCACCGTCGAGGTGCGGACGCAGCGCATGGTCTTGCCACCGCTTGCCAAGACAAAGGCCACGCCACGACTCGCATGCAGGACGCCGCTGGCATAGAAGGCCGGCGACATCTGATACATATCGAGATTGCGGATCAGTCCCACACTGGCCGCCGTAGGCATGGCGATGCCTGCCGCCGGCCACCCGCTGGCAGCCATGGTGAGTTTCAGGTTGATTTGCTTGAGTTTCCCGCGAATGTAGGTGTTCTCGGGAAGCTTGCCCGTGGTGCCAGTCGCCGTGGCTCCGGCGACACTCCAGTTGCCGCTGCCCAGTGCCATGTGATGCTCCTTGACCCCCTTGTTCGGGTTCCCGGCTTGCGCCGATCCCAGACCCTACTGGCCGTCTCGGGGGTTGGAAGGGGAGGGGGGCTATTTGCCCCCCTCCGGGTTGTCGCTACGCGGTCACGGAGATGAAGTGCCCCGTGGCCAGGTTTTGGAGTCGTTCCGGCGATGGCTCGATCAGGGCCCATGCCCGGAAGAGCTTCCCGGTCGAGGCCGTGGTCAAGCGAATGGTGATGCCCTTGCCCGCCGGGACCAGTTTCGGCGTGAAGCCCTGGTTGAACCAGAGGTGATCCTCCCGCTTGCCGCCAGTCGTCAGGGTGATCTTGGCGAACTGGCCGCCTGTCGCTGAGGCGTACTTGCCGCAGACGAGCCGGAAGCTGAACGACGCCCCGGTGGCCCACCCGCCTGTGGTCGTCCGCTGGATGGCCACGCGCCGGACCACATAGGACTGGGGGCCGGCCATCCAGATGCCGACATCGGCAGCCGTCGAGTTCGCAGACAGGACGGTATCGCCGCCGGTCGTGGTGATGGGAACGGTGATCTGGTAATGTGGATACGCCATGATGTTCCTCCCGTGGCCCCTTCATCGGTCGCCGGGGCGGGTCCGTACCATGCGGACAACCCCCGGGATTCTCCAGGGCCAGTTACACCGGCAACCTGTTTGCCGCCGGTCTCTTCATGTCCTTCAATTTCTGAACATACTCACCATACGTAGCTAGGACTTCGTTCGAGTACCGTTCAGACCGAGGCATCTTTGCCCGAGTGTTCCTTCTCAATTCACAGAAGGTCAACACAAGCTCAGCTTGGGCCTTCTTCAGAATGAGATATGGAACGATCAGACGAAGAAATTCCTCAGCCTGGAGATTGCGTGCGTGCCATACTGGAAACTCATGCCGCTCACCTTTGTAGGTGAAATGCGACACCGTCAGTGAGCCCCCGAATACCCGATATAGAAAGAGAATCGGGTCCGGATATTTCATGGTGACACGCACTGTGACCTGAAAGTACATGGCTCGCGTTTCGTGCTTCGGCCTCGTGTTATACATGCCGATGCAGCCTTCGCCATCTATCAGGCCAGCCGCATAAGCCTTTTCTGTTTCAGTCGCCATATCTACAAATCCTCTAGAATCAAGAACTTGTGATATGGATTACCTTCGCCTCGCCAGCGTTTCCGCTGTCCGCCCACGGCTGGTCGAACTTGAGCACGCCGTACCAGGCGACCGAGCGGGCGCGGCCGAAGTCCGCCGGGATGCCCGCCCGCAGTTCCGGGGCGATGACCTCCGCCAGGACCAGCGCATCATCGCCAAAGACGACGCCTTCACCCAGGACGCTGCCCGTGCCCTTGGTGTTGCTGAAGGCGTTGGTGTGGTTCGACTCGATGAGCCGGATGTTCTCCCATCGGCCCACTTCGTTGTTCCACTTGGCCGAGGGGTCCGTGTACTTGTGCCACTCTTCCCATTCCGGCGACCGCTTGATGCCCCGGATGGACTTCTGCGCGAAGATCCCGATGTAGCCGTCGCCGAGCATCGGGGCGAAGAGCGTGGCGAACAGGTAATCGCGGATCTCCTCCAGGTGCCAGGTGTTCATGGTCACGGACGCGGCGGCGGTCGTCCCGTCGCTGTTGATGGTGCGGGCCGTGACGCCCGTGGGGATGTACTTGATCTGGCCGCCCTTGATGCCCGTCGCGGCCAGGGTGTCGAGCGACAGCTTCATCTGCCGCCGCAACTCCTTCTGCACGGCGTTTTCCATGTCCACCGCGCCCAGATCCTCGGACAGGCTGGTATAGGGGACGGCCCGCCCGATCTCCTCGACGGTGATGGCCTTCGTGTTGATGGTGAGCGTGTCTTCCGGGATGCGCACGCCTTCCGTCAGCACGGGAGAGGTCGGCTCGGTCAGCGCCTTAATGCGCTTGAGCGTCACCGTCTCACCCTGCTTGCGCCCGAACCCACCGACCGGGCTGGCGTGCTCCGCCACCGTGGTCTCGGCCACGGCGGCCTGATAGAGTTTGGACGAAAGGGCGCGACTCTTATAGACCCCCGTGGGGGCGTCGAAATTCCAGGTGAAGTTGGCCATCGTTTACCCCTTGGCGGGCGTGGGCTGGAGCCGCCGCGCCCGGTTGGCCCGGATCACGTCACTGAGGCTCTTCGGGCCTTCCGGCTCCGGCTCGGCTTTACGCCGGCTCGGTGTGCTCGACGCTCCCTCCACGACCGCGCGTCCTTGCGGCAGCTCGTCCTCCCTGCCGCCTTTGAGTTTCTTGGAGATGCGGAGGATCTCCCCCCGGGTCAGGTCGGCGATCTTGTCCTGCGCCGTGGAGACGGGCAACGTTTCCAGCTCGCCCCAGTGGCGCTGCATCACCGCCTGCACCAAGGTGTCCTCCCCGTCCAGATCATCATGCTTGCGATAGAAGCCGCGCCAGAACTCCCGTTGCGACTGGTCCTGGCTGTAGCGGCCCTCGACCTCCCGGATGATCCCCTGGCGGATCTGGCTGATTGCCTCGTTGGGATTCTCGAAGAGGAGCGTCCCCAGGTCCGATCCGGCCTGTCTCGGGGGCGTGACGGTCTGCTCGACCGACTGGCGGAACTTCCGCAGGCTGCCAAGCTCGGTGCCCTGCTCCGAAATCTTCTGGCCGAATTCCTTTTCCCGGGCGCTCCACGCCTCGGCGATCTCCGGTGCGACGGTGTAGTCCTTCCCGCCGTACTTGACCGTCACCAGGGACGGGGTATCCGACGGCTTGGGTCTCTCCTCCGTCAGGGGCGTCTCCCCGGGACCGCCCTGAAGAATCTGGGCGTCCGGGTCCGGCTGATCCTGCGGCTTCGGTTTCGGTGCTGGCGTTGCCATGAAATCCTCCTGCCGCTGTCCTTATCGGCTGGGCGGCTTGGGTCCGTCCTGTCCCCGCTGGATGTCCCGGTCCACGGCCCGCAGGAGCCGGCGCATCGCCATGACGCCTCCCAGCGTGGCGAACGTCCGTTCCGGCGAGATGGTCGCGGAGCCGAGATGCGCCTCCAAGGCGCTGAGTAGTTCCTCCGTGGTGTCCTGGACGGCAGCCTTCACGTACTGCCGCGCCCCGGCCGCCAGGAGGGCCTGTTCCGCTCGCTGTATCTGGTCGTCGGCTTTCATTCGTCTTCCGTCATTCGCTTGCACCATGTCAACCACTCCTGGTATTCCTTGCGGTGACGTGATACATTCTTGCGTTCGGCCCACCTCTGCGCCTTCCAGATCAATTTCGCACCTTCGCTGCCCTGAGCCGGTTGCCGGACTTTTGCTGCGAGACCCAACACACTGCGAATGGCTCCGGCAATGGACCAATGTGCAATGCGCTGAATCATCCGAACCGTCGCAAATCCCCGAGCACGCGCAAGTGTCCGGGCAGGTAGAGGGGCTGCCCAAGGGATTCCTTGGGCCGACCCTCCAGGGCTCGGATGTCGTGGGCGGCGTGGGCCAGGAGTTCCAAGGTGCCCTCCAGGGCCTTCTTCAAGAACTTGATTTGCTGGTGGATGTCGCCCCCATCATCCTTGTGCTCGAAAGCCCATTTGTGCCACTCGTCAAACTTCTGGTCGAACTCGGTGCTCACCCGACCCTCCGGTAGCCGCACATGATTTCCTTGGTGCTCATCGGGGGCGAGGCCGCCGTGCTGCGGTCCCGCATGGATCGTTTGGACTGGGAAATCTTCCTGCGGGCCGGGAGGCCCTTCTCCGGCGTCGAGGCCATCATGTGCAACTCTTTCTTGCCCATCGTGGCCATGCCCTTGTTGCGGGCGTAGAGTTTCTCCGGCTCATGTTCGGCGATTGCAGCCGCAACCCGCTGCGCTTTACTGACTGCTGGCATGGCTAACCCACCATTCCGCTTAAAGGATTAGTTTGCTGATTTATCTCGGCTGGCAAGGCCGGCTCTCCGCCCGACTCCGCCTGCTGCACGGCCCCGCCCTTGGCCCCGATGCCCATCTGCATGAGCTGCATCAACTGCTGATTGCGCTGGCCCTGCATGGCCATCTCTTCCGGGTCCTGTTCGATATGCTCGGGATTGATGTTGAGAGTTTTGAGCATGTGCGTCAGGATCTTGTCGCCGCTGAAGCGCCGGACGAAGGCCTGGAGCAGGAGCGGGTTACTCCCCGTCATCTGCATGAGGGCGGCGAGCTTCTGGAAATCCCGCACCCGGGCCAGTGTGGCCGAGAGGCCGTGGACGCGGAAGGAACACCCCTGCGCCAACTTGGCGAACCGTTCCGCCGGCGAGAGGCGCGAGAGCATGACCGTGGCCCGCAGGCCGATGGCATGGACCACTTCCTGCGTGGACAGATCGTCGGCGTTCTGCAAGATGGTCAGCCACGCCTTGCGGAGGGTGGGGGCGATCAGGGCATGCTCGATATCGGCGGCGATGCCATCGAGGGTCACGGCTTGGGACTGCGAGGCCTCCACGACCTCAGTGGCGAGAACCTTCTTGGGGGGAAACAGGCCGAGTTTCAGATCATTCGTATAGACCGCCCCGTCAAACTGCCGGTCCACCACCTGGAACATGCCCATGGAGTCCGGCGGCAAGACCCCCGTGGCCACCGATTCCAAGACCTTCATATCCGGCGGCATCTCCTGCTTGACCTGGAGCGTGATCCCCTGCGGGATGCCCCCAGCCACTTGGCGGGGGTCCTCCAGCCAGTCCGCGCGAAGTTGCTTGATGCCCCATACGGAGGAAATGCCCCCATCCAGCATGAGGTTAAACAGCTCGTTCTCAGCGAAGTTGAGCGGGGCGCCGTGATCGTAGATGGCCTTGTGCCAGACGGACCCTGGCACGCGGACCAGGGGCGAGGCCACGAAGGGGGATTCGCCGTGCCACAGGGGATTCGGCTCGGGTGGGCGAAGGAGATAGCGGTCATTGGCGATGGCGCAGACGATGTTGCGCTCCGCGATCCGGCCATCGGTCTCCAGGAGGTCCCCCCAGAACTCGTCGATTTGTACTTGCTTGCGGAAGCTCGGGCGGGGCGCATGGTCCTGGTTGGCCCGCCGCTCCCGCTTCCACTGCTCCTCCTGGTCGGCGAAATCCTGCTGGATCTGCTCCACGACCTCCGGGTCGTAGATGCCCTGCTCGGCCAAATCCTCCACGTCATGCAGATCCCGGTACACCTGATGCAGCTCGTACAGGTTGCGCCCGGTGGGATCGGGGAAGTAATCCGCCGGCTTCACCACATCCAC